GGCTCACACCAGCTCCCCTCCGGCCAACGCTCCATCGTCGTGCGGTTCTTGAAGGCGAGTTCACCGACGCAGAGCACCTTCGCAATTTGGGTGTTCCACGCGTCTGTCTCGCGCGTCTCCGAGGTCAGGATAATCCCGCCCTTCGTCTTCTTCTTGGGCGTCCGGATCTGTACCAGCACGCGGCTGCCAAACGGAGCCACGCCGGGGTCGCAAGGCGGGAACGCCTCATCGAGGTTGGAGTATGCAAACTCCACTTTATTCGCAAGTTCGTGCATCTGCGCTTCCTTTCCGCACGGTTAGAGGTTGAAGTCTTTACGCTCCTTCTCGGCGTACATGTCGAGCAGGAGCTGCTTGGCTAGGTCGAGGCCTGCGTATAGTCCGACGGCGCGGCCATAGTCGTACGGCTCGCGCCCGGCAGGACGCTCCAGCGTCTCGCGGGCGAGCTTGGTCTTCTCGTCTTCGATGCGCTGGAGGTACTGCTCTACTCTCACGCAGGCGTCTTCGGGCTAGGCTTCGTGAGCTTGGGCTGGTAGCCCATCTTCATAAGCTTGTGCGCGTTCGTGTTGCTGGCGTTGCAGCCGCAGTTGTGGCTCGCAGTCTTGGGCTTCTTGTCCATCACATTTCCTTTCCGTGGAGAAAATCACGTAGGGCGTACCCCTCCAGCTTCCACAGCTGGCGGATCGCGTTCTCGTAGGCGAACTTCTCGCCGAGTTCGGCGTTGAAGTTGGCGGGACTGGCGGGCGCGCTCTCGCCTACCACGAAGAAGCCGTTCTGCATCTCAAGGACGCAGAGCGTCAGGATGTCCTTGTGCAGGATGAAGGTCTTGGAGACGATCTTCGCCTCCATGCTCTCCAGTGTGACGCGCGGAGCGGTGGCGTTCGCCGCGCTCTCTGCTTCGGTTGCCTTCAGGCTGTCCGTCATGTTCGTCTCCCCTTAAAACCCCGGGTTGGGGTCGATGCCGGTGCCAGTCTGCAGGTTGCCTTGATCTCCGGCGGCGATCTTGGCTGCGGTGATTTCCTTGGCGGTCTGGTTGTCGCTCTCGTTCATGGCCGCGCGGGTCTGCAACTCGGCAGCCTTGCGCGCGTCCTCCGCCGCGCGATCGGCTGCGGCGTCCTCGCGCTGGGCGTCGATCTTGCCAGCCTCGAGCAAGAGCTTCTGCCCCTGCAGCTGCTGGTCCAAGGCCAGCTTCTGCGCCGCCATCTGGAAATTCTGCTGGGCCTCCTGCGCCGCCAGCTGCAGTTTCTGCAGCTCCGTCTGGCTGCTGGTTTGCAGCTTCTGCCCGTCGAGCTGAAGCTTCTGCCCCTGCAGCTCGAGCTTCTTGTTCTCCAGCTCGATGCGCGGGTCCGGCAGCGGGGGCGGCTGCATCATCTGCGCCAGCTGCTGCATCATCTGCTGCGCCTGCTCGATGACCGGCGGCAGTTGGTCGAAGACGGAGGCACCCTCGGAGATGACGTAGGTCGACGCCTCGGCGAGCATGCGATCCAGTTCCTGCTTGGCCTCCGGCTCCTCGTTCAGGTCGCGCATGAGGTTGCTAACGTCCTCGCCCAAGGCCTCGCTGGCGATGCCGACCGTGGAGGCGACGTACCACATCGCCATGTGCTCCTTTATGTGGTTCAGCATGCCGGGGATGAGGTCGGGGGCGATCAGCGGGTTCATGCCGAAGGCTGGGGACATCAGGTACGCGATGTGCGTCTTGAGGTGGGCGATGTGGTCCTGCTCAGGGAACGCGGTGATGGGGCGGCCCAGCGACGCAGCCACGTTCTCGTTGACGGCATTTTGCTCACGCGGCTCGACCGGCGGGTTCAGCAGATCCTCGGCATTCGGGATCTTGAGCGTCGCGAGCAGACGCTCCTCGACCTTACGCGCATTGTACAGCTGGGGCATAACCGCCGCGCGCTGGGCGACGGCCTGCACCTGCGCGTACCGCTGCGTCTCGCTGAAGATGTTGGGGTCGCTGACCGGCACCACGTCCAGCTCGCCGTCGAAGTCCTCTCGCGTGGCGATAAGCTCGCCCGCCTCCTTCTCGAGGCGCTCCTCGTCGAGGTAGTGCCCGTTGAGGCGATCCAGCACGCGCAGCACGCGGGACATGGCGTCGTGCAAACGCGCGTGGATCGAGGAGTACACGACCGCGCCCTGCTCGATCAGGGCCAGCGTGGTGCCGACCGGCGCGTTCTGGTTGCCGTCTGCCAAGCCGTCCATGCTCGCGCTGACGACGCCCTTACCCGCGTCGATAAGGAAGCCCAACAGGCTGAAAAGCACGGCTGACGGCTGCGGGTACGGCAACGGCATCGCAAGCTTGCGGATGTCGTCCACGTTCAGGCCACCCTCCAGCTCGACGGTCTGACCCGGCTGCACGGTCTGGCTCTGCCCGTTGAGCGAACCCTTGAGCTTGAGCATCGTCTGGCTGTTGGCGATGTGCGCGCTGTCGAGCAGTGCGCGCAGCGCGCCAGTAGCCGCGCCGCTCAGACTGCCGATGATGTGCGGCAGGCCAATCGCGTACGCGCCCCGCCACGGGATGAAGGGCCACTCGACGAACCAGTCCAGCTCCGCCTTGGCCTCGTCATCCGGATCCCAGTTGCGGTAGATCGACAGCACCTTGCGCGACACATCGTCGATCGAGATGATGTAGGGCGCGGGGCCGTCGCCCTCGATGTCGGCAATGGCGTACACCTCGAACACGACGCGCAGGCCGTCCTCGTTGTAGCTAGTGGCCGCGCGCCCCTCGATCTTGTCGTTGGCCTTGCCGCTCTCCGTCTGCTCCGGCTCCATGCCCGCCATAACGAGGTCGACGTCGCGGTACATGCCAGAAGCCACGCGCTGCTCGAAGTCCAGCTGTGTGAGGTACTGGCGGTGCGTCTTGCGCTGCGAGCTGTAGAAGTTGGTCGCAGAGAACGGCAGCAGCACGTCGTCGATCGGCACGAACAGCGGGTCGGGCCGGTTGCGCTTGGCGTCCCACGTCAGCTTGAGATACTGCGAGCCGCCCATCGGCACCTGCGTGATGAGCTGCTCGATCTCGGCGCGGAAGCCGGGGCACTGCACGGTCATTTGCCAGTTGAGCAGACGTGTCTTGCGCTCGGCCTTCTCCAGCTTCTTTGGTGTTACCGGTGCCACGACGTGGTCCTTGGCCGGACCCGCTGGCGGGAAGATCTCTTTCATGGCGCGTGCCGCGAAGTCGATGCAGGCCTCGGTCATCATCGGATGGACGACCTTGCTGGCACCCTCGAACTGCGCGCCGCCGGGCGCGTCGTTGCCGAGGCCGGTGCGGCGAAGACCCTCCTCGTACTGCTCGTCGCGCTTCTTGCGCGCCTCCTTGTCCCGGGCGATCAGGTCGAGGAACGTCGACGCCAGCCGCGCCATGTCGCCCTCGGGCAGGGTCTCGGCGAGGTTGGCGTAGAAGTCGTCGTCCTCATCCTCCCCGTCGTCTTCCCCGATGCGGATGATCGCGCCGCCGTCGGGCGTGTCGATGACCTCGCCGACGTCGTCTTCGACCTCGATGTACTCGCCCTCGGGAAGATCGTCTTCGTCCATGCCTGTCCTCTATGCCGCGTAGGGGTTGCTTACCGGCTTGGTGGGCGGCAGCACAGTTGCAGATTTCTGCTCCTTTAGCACCGTGACGAGGTTCTTGTCGATAGCAAGCCTGACGGCTTGGGTCATGGCGTCGACGTAGTCGTCGTGCCGGACGCTGCCCGGCCCGGTGAATGCGCACAGTTGGGCGAGCATCGGCTCGCACCACGTCCGGGGCTTACCGATGATCTTCTCGCTCTCGGGCAGCCAGACGCGCTTGCGGTTAAAGATGTGGCTGACCATGTGCAGCCGCGTCAGCTTGTCGGCGTTGCCGGGGTTGTACGCATAGGCGATGATGCCCTCACGCTCGAGCATCTGCCGCAGGCTGATGCCGCTGCCCTTGTCCTCGATCAGACACATGTCCGGCTTGCGGCCAGACCCCAGCGGCTTGGCGCTGCCGATCAGCGGCTTGATGAGCGCGGTGTCCTGATCGTCGCCGTACGCCACCTGCAACTCCCGCTTAACCCGGCGGATGAGGTCGGGCAGGCCCAGCTTCTCGTTCCAACAGTCCAGCACCATGAGGTGCCGCCCGCCATCGCGGTCGGCGAAGGATCCGAGGACGACGCACGCGCTGTCGTCCGGGTCGCCACTGCGCTTGTCGAAGGTGGCCTCGGTCATGGCGGTGTCGAGGGAGAGGATGATAAAGTCGAAGGCTGGCAGTGGGCGGCTGGCGGGCCACAGGCGGAAGTCGCTGCGCCTGATGATGCCGCTCTCCTCGGGATCGATCAACTCGCCGTGCAGCTCCTGCCGCCCGATCGTCGTGCCCTCGTACTGCTCGAGCGCCTTGAAGAACGCGTCCGGCAGGTTGGCCTTGTTGTCGTACGTCGAGCCGCGCACGATCACCCGCCCGGCCTTGGGCGCGGACAGGTTGCGTATCAGCTCCTTCGGCTTGGGCGTCGTCGTCCAGAGGATCTGCGGGTTGGGGCCGAGGCGCATGCCGAACATCGCCATGTCCCATGTGTCTTGATCGTACTGCCACGCGGCCAGCTCGTCGTACCAGCCGCGGCAATGCTGCGGGCCGCGCAGACGCTCAGGCTTCTCGGCGGTGAAGCCACGTATGGTAGAAATCCCACCTGCACAATTTCGCATGGTGATCATCAGCACGTCTGACTTGTCGTATTTTACAACCAGCTCGGGTGGGATGACGGACAGCAGGCCGCTCTCGCCCTCGAAGCAGGTGAAGCGGACGTCGCCGTAGGTCGGCGCGATGACGCAGCTGGGTAGGCCGCTCGGGTCTTCGTACACCGCGCGGCCCAGCCACTCCGC